ATACAAAGGCAGCCTAGCAAGTAAACTAGCCGAAGCAAGCGGTGTATGTAAAGACTGTGGTAAACCTAGTTGGCGTACACTTTCAAAAGAAGCAATTGAAGAAGCACAAAACGATGCCGGCAAGGAACAAGGTAGTGACGGAAAAGCGTGTTGGAAAGGTTACAGATACGCCGGAACCGAAGACGGCAAAGATAAGTGTGTTCCAACAGGTAGGTAAAAATGGACTACAATGCACTACAACACAAACTGTTTGCAATGGATCCTACAGATCCTAAAGAAGATTTAGCAAAACTACGAGCACAAGCAGGTGGCAATGCTCCAACACCTGCACCACAAGTTGACTATATTGCAGAAAGTGCTAGTGTGCCAGAAGGTTCATTACAAATGGATAAAGAATATAGTGTTAGCGATTTTGCTGCACTTGCTGGTGTACGTTTAGATGAGAGACAAAAAACAGGCAGAGCAGGTCAAGCAATGGGTAGTGATCCTATGCCAAAAACCAGCACACCTAGTCGTACCGGTGAACAACCTCATCCATTAAAAGACAAACTTGTAGGCGAAGCAAGTCCAGATGAAGAAGATAAATTCCATACAGATTTAGACGACTTGGTGCACAGCACATTTGGACCAAGCAGCGACGAAGAAAAATCAGACAAAGATCGTATTGCCGAATTAGAAAAGCGTGTTGAAGCATTAGAAGCAATGTTAAAAGGCAAAAATGAAGAAGCACCTCCCGGTAGAGAAAAACAAGTAAAAGCATTGAAAAAAGAATTTCCAGATGATGAAGGTGCACCATATGCTATTGCATGGGCACAGCACAACAAACACGGTAAGCCTAAAAAAAGAAAAAGCACACAAAATTCAAGTGTAGATACTAGCGATATAAAAAATCGCTTGTACGATGCACTAAACAAAAAAATGGGTCTATAAATGAAACTAACAGAACTTTTAATTGAAAACAATTTGAGAAGTTACGAATACGGTGCTGCTCAGTCTAGACTTGGGCCTAATAACCCTGGGGCTCCAGGCACAGTTGTTGAACTTAAAAGACAATTGCAAAGATTTCAATTAGAGTTTGAAAATCAACCTGCCAATCCTGCACAAAAAGCATGGATAGGCGATATGTCTGATGAATGGACTCAGGCACTCAGTGATGCAGTAATACAATGGAAACAAAGTATATTACGTCAAGATCCAAATGCAAGAGTAGATGTACGTACACCAGAATTTAGTCCACAGGAAATACGCATATTATTACGTAGTAGAATATACGGTCCAGGAAGTGAGAATGAAGGCTTGCTTATTATGGATGGTGGACAAGCAACTACAAATGATCCATTGCCTACTTGGTCGGGTAGAACCATAGATTTAAGTTACGAAATCAATACACCTGCTGCAAATGTCAACAATACAAGAGATATGTTAGCCGCAGTAGGTTTTAGTGGGTGGGCTGTAATACTAGACGAGTTATTAAACAAAAAAGGTTCTATACTACAAAGTACCAATCAACAAAAAATTGTAAAGTTAGAAAAAGAGATGTATGCATATCAAAATGCACATCCCAGAATATGGTTACAAAGTTGGGAAGATGACATTTTACAAGAAGATGGCGAAGGATTAAAAGCTACCTTTGCTAACGGTGAAGAAATGTTTTTCCATCCAATACGTGGCGGTGTGCAATCAAACTTAGGCGGTAGAGCAGAACTTGCAAAAGCAATATATGAATATTTTAGAGAATTAGGAAACGGACTACTTAGAAAATACGAACAGGTAGCACAACAAAATGCAGCAAGAGCAGAAGGCGAAGGTGAAACTGGATCTACACTTACTCCTTTAACAGATCAAGAAATACAAAATTGGGCTATTGACATGAAAAATGCACTAGCAGAAGGTTGGTTTAGTTTTATTCCAGGTGTCGCCGGCGTTGATGAAGCAAGTGTCCAAGATCTAATGAGTAAACTTAGAACACCAGACGATTGGGACAACGGTAGTGCAAGATATGAGGACTTAGCAAACGAAAATTTAGCACAACGATTAGCCGATAGTTTAAGTGATGAAGAATACGAGTCAATTGTTTACAGAGCGTTAGCAAGCATAGGCAAGATAAATCACAACATTTTGCATTCTAGCATAATTTTTGGTAACGAAACTGATAGTATAAATGTTGAATTTGAAAATACAAGTTATACTATAATGAAAGCAAGAGAAGATAACAAAGTTATTGTAAAAAAAGGCACCAAGGTTATTAAAAATGCAATTTTAATTGACGACCTTTTAAGAATTGCAATTGAACAAACCGGTGGTAGTATTCCAGATCTTACTGTAGAACCTACAGCAGAAATGCTAACAGACGCAATACCAATAACAATTGCAGGTATACAAATGACAGCGCCATGGATGGTACCATACTATGTAGCAGCCACACCTTTTAATGACTCTGTAAATCCACAAATGGGTATAAATCGTTTAAGAGGACTTAATCAACAAGCAGCTAGACTTCAAATGAACGGATTAAAAGAAGGATCTATTTTAACATGGGTAGCAGGCGAAGTAAGAGAAGATGCAGAATGGCTAGTTGGTACAAAAACTGTACATTTTGATAATCGCTGGGCCCAAGACGAGGGCGATCTTCCTCCAAGTGCATTTGGTGCAAATGTATATGATGATATCGAAGGTGCAACTGATGAAGAAAAAGCACTAATGGATCGTATACATAGAGACGAAACTCGTGCAGCAGCATTTGCAGATCTTGCAGATACTAGTGACTTAGAAACAAGATATGAAAGAATATATAGATTATTCAAACAAGAACACGGCGAATATATTGACCAAAGAATATTTGATGATACCAATGAAATAGGAGAATTTATTATCAACAGTACTCCAATAAATGACGAAGCATTTGGTCTTATAGTCGCGGAGATTGGTATAGCACAGGCAGCACCTCATATGGTAGCACAATTGTTTGAAGATAGTATGTATGGGCCATGGTGGACAGGTTGGATTGGCACAGACGAAGAAAAATTACAAAAGATGATTTATACAATCAATGATCCTGACGATTATACTATTGTCAATGTTTATTATAAAAGACTAGGTAATGATGATTTGATAGAAGATATTGACGGTGAATATCAAGGCGATATATTTGGGGAAACAGAGATTGTTCAAAGATTAAAAAATACCTTAGGTATTCCAAATTTAGACATTGCTTCAGCAGATCTAAATCCAGGATTATTACGTAAACTTACAGAATTAGGCACTGATCAAAGCACTGCTAAATTAGAAGAAATAAAAGACATGTTTGAAACATCATCTAATGGTTTCTTTGTAGATGAAGACAGTGATATAATAAATCCGGATAAAGTAGAAACTGTGTTTAGATTTCTTGAAGAAGTTGCAAATGGTAATGAATACGATGATGAACAGCAAGCATTATGGTATGATATTTTAGAGGCAATTGATAACGAACTACTAAGAGTTCAAAAAGCAAGAGAAGGTCGCAGAAACAATAATAGATACGAGTATTGGCAAGAACTACGTCAATCAGCAGATCAATGGTTCTCATAGAGCACATAAACAATTGGATAGAAAACTTTTTAAGTGTAAACCATAGTATATTTAATAATCTTCCCCCATGCCCATTTGCTAAACAAGCAATGATAGATGATAAAATACACTGTGTGGAAATAAGTCCAGTTGAACACATTAGTATGCATGACTACTTTATAGGTGAACTTGAAAATTTTTCATACCACTGGCCAAAAAATAAAGAAGTTGTGATTATTGCATGTCAACCACATTTTATAACGGCTGAAGAATTGTCACTGGCTGTAGACACTGCTACAACACGGTTTTTGGATGCTAGAGGTTATATAGCATTAGAAGACCACCCTGACGAAATTGAACAAGTTGGTGATGTTGTACTAAACAATGGATCATATGCTATTGCTTTTTTACAAGACAAAAAAAAGTTAAATACTGCTAGAAGGGCATTGCATAAACAAGATTATTATAAAAACTGGGATTCAGAATATTATGCAGACGTATTGGATAAATGACGACTAGGATAGATTTACAAAAAACAAATTACAAAACTATTCCTTTTAGATTACTAAATGAAGATGATTTTTTACAGTGCGAACAGATTTATAAAGAATACATACAATATAAAAAATTTGATACAATATATCCTATCTTTGAGGAGGATTGGAGTAAAGGAACAATATTTGGATACTATGACGAAGACGAATTAGTTGCGTGGAGTGCGTATTATGAATATCCAAGTAAAAGCACAGCACATGCAGATCAGTTTGCGTGGAACTATAAAAATCCAAAACTTAAATTAGGATATAAATCATTGCGTAGCGAAATAGCATATTTCAAGTCAAAAGGTTTTGATTATCTTATACTAGGAGATATATATTCATACAAACAAGAAATTCAAGGATTTGAATACATAAATTTTGATTCGCTGGGAGCATTTAACAATAATTAGTATTGAGACTGTACAGTTTTACATTAGCCATACCTGCAATCTTGCTTGTGATAATTGTTTAAGTTACAACAATTTTGCAATCAAAGGACATGACAAGTTTGAAGACTGGGCCAAAGAAGCTGAACAATGGAGCAAAATAATAGAACCAAATGACATGAGTATAATTGGTGGAGAGCCTTTGAGCAATCCAGATGTGCATAATTGGGTAATAGGCATAAGAAAACTTTTTCCCAATTGTAAAGATTTCAAAGTTTGTACTAATGGTGTGTTCATAAACAATCATAAAGATAATATTCCATTGTGGCATGACCTTGGAGTGATTTTAGAAATTCATTCACATAGTTTAGAACATTATCTTCAAGCACAAGTTGATATACAAAAAATTCTCGGTAAAAATTTTACAAAACAAAAAACAGCGCCTGCAAACTATCCCGACTACTATAATGAAGATTTTGATATTTTTTATGTTGTAAATGATAAGATATTTGCTGCAATTGCAGAACCGTATGAATTCCAAACTATGGGAGTTAGTGCTTATAAAAATGGAAAATGGCAAATGTTCGATAACGATCCAAAATTGGCTCATATGGTGTGCAGCATAAATGATGCACATTACATTTACCAAGGAAAACTTTACAAATGTGGATTGATAGTAGGAGCACAGGAATTTGTCAAAACATACGATGTCAACGAAACACATGCTGATATAATAAATGCTTATAATCCTATAGAACATGATGATTCCAATATACGTGAGCAAATATCAAATCTAAAAAAACATATTCCACAGTGTGCTCTATGTCCAACAAAGACTACATGGACACTAAATAAAAAAATCAACAAAAAATCTAAATTAGGTTTGACTAAAAGTATATAATCGTATATAATGATATAAAATACAAAGGAGTAATTATGAGCGATAGAGTGTATGGCCCTGAAGAAAAGGCTAAACTAGAACGTCTTGTAAAAGAAGGCGTAACTGTATTACAAGAAATTGAAGATTTACAAGGCGGACTAAAAGAAACAATCAAAGCAGTTGCAGAAGAACTAAATGTAAAATCAAGTTTGATCAACAAAGCAATTAAAGTAGCACAAAAACGTGACTGGAGCCGTGTACAAGATGAATTTGAAGATTTAGAAACACTTGTTGCAACAACAGGATACGACAAAGACGCATAATGTACCGTATATTTGACGGTGCATTTAACATCACCAACGTTTGTAATTTAACTTGCAGTGGTTGTGAGAGTTTTAATAATTTTAACTTTCGCAATCACTTTCGTTTTGATGATTACAAGCAACTATACAAACGTTGGAGCGAACTGGTTAGCATAAATGTCGTAACCATACACGGTGGGGAACCATTTACCAATCCGGATATACTCAATTGGGCACGTGGTTTAAAAGAATTATGGCCTAATGCTGTAAAGCACTATGTTAGCAGTAATGGTAGTTTGTTGAAAAATCACATAGACACTGCAAAACAACTGTTGGATTTGGGTTGGTACATAGATATTAGTGTGCATGACAGAGCACTATATAGTGATATAGAACCTGCTATAAAAACCATACTAGAAGATCGTCCATATCGTGTTGTGCAAAACGGTGAAGATACAAAACTTGTAGGACACAACAACAATCAAACATATTTCAACATATACGAAACCATAGACTTTATCAGCAGTGCTAGAGTAGGCACAGACAAAGGTAAATGGCAGTTCCACAGCAGCAATGAAAAAGCAGCACACAGAGTATGTTTGGGTGGTGAACCTCCTTGCACACACTTTAACAAAGGTCTAATGTATCAATGCCATCTAACCAGTGTTAGTGCAGATTTAATACAACAGTTTCCATTAGAACAACGTGCAGTAGAACTATTGCAACAATACAAACCAGCACACCCAGATGATGACCTAACAGACTTTTTCCAAACACTTCATAAACCTATGCCACAATGTGCGCTATGTCCGGAGAGCAGCAAAACACATTGTATAGCACCGCTTGCGACAAAGAAGGAAAGTGCATGGATATAGTAACAAGTACAATATTTGAGCCAACGGTGCATTTAGATATTGATATCAAAAGTTTACCAAACAGAGAGTTTGACAAACTGCATATTATAGGATGGAGTGAAGAAGGTGTATCATTTGATTTTATCAAACACATGATACTTCGGGACAATGAAGAACGTGATATTATGCAAAACTTGTATGACCAAGGCAGACTGGTTTATCATTGTAACATTATTCATCCAAGACACAACGACAGGAGTATTCATCAACCTTGGCCAGAGTTTGATCAGTTTTTAGGCTGGCAAGAATACAGAGAAGTACCTCATACACCCGAACAGTTGTATCATTTGCAAACACTTACATATAGACCGCACAAAGATATGCTTGTAGAACAACTACTAAACAGTCAATTACCAGGTGAAATATACTACAAACGATTAGAAGATATGTGGGATAAAATACCTGACACACCAGATTGGCACAAACAAGTAGATCGGTTTGTGCAAAGCAATGATTATGACCCAGATTTTGTGTTTGACAGTGATACAAATCCGCCTCCGCCTGTGGATGTATGGAAGCGTAGTTTGTTTCTTATTACACCAGAAAGCACAGACGAAATAGTAATACATACAGAAAAAACTTGGATGCCAATGCTGTGGAAAATGCCCAGCATACTAGTTGGAGCAAAAGATCTAAATAAAACACTAGAAGATAAAGGTTATAAATTGTTCCATGATGTGATAGATTATGAGTTTGATTGTCTAAATACAATGGAACAGCGCATAGAAGTTTTACTAGAACAATTACAAAACATTACAGATTACAAAATAGCAGCAGAACTAATGGCAGAAACTTGTGAATACAATCATAAAAAGTTTGTAAATGATATTGCATATGGATACAAACCAGATGTTATCAGTATGCAAGCAGAATTTACACCAGATGCACAAAAACTCGTTGCTGTTATAAACAAAGCAGTAGAACAAGCAAAGGCAATGTTATGAATGTAATATATTATCAAGTTGATTACAACTGCATATTATCAATGCAGTTTGTTGCCGATGCACTTATAAAAAATTCGGGTAAAAATGTTATTTTTTGGGCGCCTGATGAAGTAGATACTTGGCAGCGTGTAAAACAACACAAAAACAAAATCAATGACCTGTGTAAAAAAACAAATACAACTGCGGAATTTTGGGAAGGAAACCATACCCAAGAAGAATCATTTGTATATGATAGGATAAAAGTTGTAAATTGGCCGAACTTTTGTATTGCACTAACTTTAGGAAAATATGAAATATCAAAAGAACTCAAAAAAACAGAAACATTCGATCATTTGTTTGTAAGTTTGAATAGATCAGCTTTGCCACATAAATGCTTCTTTATAGATACACTTTGTGAGCATGATTTAATAAAAAATAATTTAGTCACTTGGCATAAACTTACGTTTATAGGTTTCGATTTTAAACACTTTGACAATAAACAAATAATTTTAGATGATATATCAAGTGGTGTAGAAATAATAAATTATCCTCCATACTATCATAGAGCTTTTATGGACTTGGTGTGTGAAAGTTTTTCAGAAATTCCAGACATTAGTGAAAAAACATACAAAGCAATAGCTGCAAAAAAACCTTTTTTAAGTTTAGGATACAAAGGATTGTACAAAAAACTACAAGACTTGGGTTTTGTACTATACGACGAAATATTTGATTATGAGTTTGATGAATTTTATTCCTATGAAGATAGAGTAAGATTTGCTGTACAACAAATAAAAAATTTACAAGGACAAGATCTCAAAGAACTTAAAAAAAGTATACAACCCAAACTAGAACATAATTACAAAAATTTAATCAATCTAGGAAAGCAAGTGCCCGTGGAGGCTAAGTTATTTGGCGAAAATAATGTAGTGCCACATTACGTAGATGTATTTGATTATATAAAAAGAGATAGACATCATCATAATTTTGTTTTATAATAAATGATAACTAGGAGACTGTATGCCATACGTAGACGCATTTTTTGATAGAGACGCAGACATTATTCGTTGTGTAGAACGCAAGGAAGGCAAGCGTTTGTATAATGAATATCAAGCAAAGTATACTTGGTATTATGAAGATCCACGTGGCAAATACAAAAGTATCTTTGGAGATCAACTGCAACGTGTGGTTTGTAAAAATACAAAAGATTTCCGAAAGGAACTTGCTATCAACAAAGGCAAGAAGATGTTTGAATCGGATGTAAATCCAATCTTCCAATGTTTAAGTGAAAACTATTTGAATCAAGATGCACCAAAGTTGAACGTGGCGTTTTGGGATATTGAGACGGACTTTGATCCAGAACGTGGCTTTGCTCCAGTTGAAGATCCTTTTATGCCAATTACTGCTATTACAGTGCATTTGCAATGGCTAGACATGTTGATTACAGTTGCAATGCCACCTAAAGGATTGCCGTTTGAAGAAGCAAACGCAATGTGTAAAGCACGTTGGGGAGATACTTGTATACTGTTTCCAAATAGCAAACAAGGCGAAGCTGACATGCTGGAAGCATTCTTGGACTTGATTGAGGATGCAGATATTCACAGCGGTTGGAACAGTGAAGGCTATGACGTTCCGTATACTATCAATAGAATTCAACGTGTACTGAGCAAAGACGATACAAGACGTTTTTGTTTGTGGGGTCAATTGCCCAAACGTAGGGAATATGAAAAGTTTGGCAAGATGAGCGAAACATATGATACCATCGGAAGAGTACATATGGACTATCTCAACTTGTATCGCAAGTATACATACGAAGAACGTCACACATATAGATTAGATGCCATTGGCGAAATGGAAGTTGGCGAAAACAAAACCGTGTATGAAGGCACACTTGATCAACTTTACAACAATGACTTTGAACGTTTTATTGAATATAATAGACAGGACGTTGCACTACTTGACAAACTGGATAAAAAACTGCGTTTTATTGATCTTGCTAATGAGATTGCACACGACAACACAGTGCTACTACAAACAACAGCAGGCGCAGTTGCAGTTACAGAACAAGCAATTGTAAATGAAGCACATAGACGTGGATTGCAAGTGCCGAACAGGATCAATCACGAAGGCAACACAGCAGCAGCAGGTGCTTATGTTGCGTTTCCAAAGAAAGGCGTACACGAATGGATTGGTAGTATGGACTTGAACAGTCTGTATCCAAGTATTATTCGTGCAATGAACATGGCACCAGAAACTATTGTAGGACAAATACGTCCAGATCTAACAGATGAGTTTTTGCACAATGCAACAACACTGGAAAAGAAAAGTTTTGCAGGTGCTTGGGAAGGCAAGTTTGCTACATTAGAATATGATGCTGTAATGGAACAACGCAAAGATGTTGCACTTACACTGGATTTAGAAGATGGCAGCAGTCATGTACTAAGTGGTGCAGAAATTTACAAACTTATTTTTGACAGCAATCAACCTTGGATGCTCAGTGCTAATGGCACAGTGTTTACAACGGAAGTAGAAGGTGTTATTCCAGGACTGCTAAAACGTTGGTATGCTGAACGTAAAGAACTGCAAGCAAAAATGCGCAAAGCAATTGACGCAGGTAATGAAACAGAAATTGCATTTTGGGATAAACGTCAGTTGGTTAAAAAGATTAACTTGAACAGTTTGTATGGTGCTATCTTGAATCCAGGCTGTAGATTCTTTGATAAACGTATCGGACAATCGACTACACTAACAGGTAGGCAGATTGCAAAACATATGGCTGCCGAAGTGAATAAGATTATCACAGGCGAATATGATCATGTAGGCAAAGCAATCATATATGGTGATACAGACTCTGTTTACTTCAGTGCATATCCTGTGTTAAAAGATGAAATCAAAGCGGGTGATATTCCATGGGGCAAAGACAACGTGATTACACTGTATGATCAGTTGTGTGAACAAGCAAATACAACATTCCCAGACTTTATGGCAAGAGCATTTCACTGTCCACGTCCACGCAGTGAAGTAATTGCAGCAGGTAGAGAAGTTGTTGCAGACACAGGCTTGTTTATTACTAAAAAGCGTTACGCAGTACGTGTATACGACTTGGAAGGTAACAGAACAGACAAAGACGGCAAGTTGGGTAAAGTTAAAGCTATGGGCTTGGACTTGAAACGCAGTGATACTCCAGTGTTTATGCAGGACTATTTGAAAACACTGCTGGACATGGTGTTGGATCTTGCTGATGAAAAACAACTGCTGGATAGTATTACAGAATTTAGACGTGAATTTAAAGAACGTCCAGGTTTTGAAAAAGGATCTCCTAAACGTGCAAATAAAATTGGACACTATCAACGTCTTGAAGAAAAACAAGGCAAAGCAAACATGCCCGGACACGTTAGAGCAAGTATCAACTGGAACACACTCAAGCGTATGAATGGCGACAAGTATTCGCAAGACATTGTAGATGGTATGAAAGTTATTGTTTGCAAACTAAAACAGAATCCGTTGCAGTATACCAGTGTTGCATATCCTACAGATGAGTTGCGTATTCCTGATTGGTTCAAAGAATTGCCATTTGATGGAGATGCTATGGAAGAAGTTATTATTGACAACAAACTTGATAACTTGATTGGCGTGCTAAAATACGATTTAGAAAGCACAAAACAGAACAATACATTTAACAGTTTATTTGAATGGGGTGATTAATGAAAGTAGGATTTACGTGTAGTACATTTGATTTGTTACACGCAGGACATATTCAAATGTTGCGTGAAGCAAAAGAAAACTGCGACTATCTTATTGTAGGATTACAAATGGATCCCAGTGTAGATCGTCCAGAAAAGAATGCACCAGTACAAACCATTGTAGAACGTTATACACAACTAAAAGGTGTAACTTATGTGGATGAAATTATTCCCTATGGCACTGAACAAGATCTACAAGATATCTTGACAATGTATAATATTGATGTTAGAATACTAGGTGAAGAGTATCGTGAAAAGGATTTTACGGGCAAGGATATTTGCAAGAAGCGGGGTATCCAGCTACACTTCAACAAAAGAGATCACCGCTTCTCGTCTAGTGATTTACGCAGACGGGTCGCAGAAAGAGAGAATGTATAATGTGGACACTTTGGATCGTAAGTAGCGTTATTGACAGCGCAGAACCTAAATACACTCGATATGAAACTTTTGAAACTGCTATGAGTTGTCATATTGAACAAGCAGTTTTAGAAACAAGTTTTACAGAAGGTGAAAAGGTAGTATGTACTAATGAATAAATTTATTTTTGATGTGGACGGAACACTAACTCCAAGTAGGCAAACCATAGATCCAGAGTTTAAAAAGTTTTTTAAAGACTTTATTCAAGATAACAAAGTATGGCTGGTTACAGGCAGTGACTACCCTAAAACTGTAGAACAATTGGGTGCAGACATTTGTGAATCAGTTGTAACCGTTTACAATTGTTCAGGTAATGATGTTTGGTTCAAAGGAAAGCGTGTAAACAGCAAACCTTTTACGGCACCAAAAGAACTGTATGATCTAATGAATGGGTGGTTGCAAGGTAGCCCATTTCCATTACGCACAGGCAATCATATTGAAGAACGCACAGGAACAATCAACTTCTCGATTGTAGGTCGTAACTGTACATTGGGCGAACGCAAACTGTATGTAAAGCACGATATCGAAAACAGAGAGCGAGAAAGTATTGCTTTTCAAATCAACAGTGAGTTTCCAGAGATTACAGCAGCAGTTGGAGGCGAAACAGGTATTGACATTTATCGCAAAGGCGGAGACAAAAGTCAGATACTAGAAGATTTTAATAAAAATGATAAAATTTGGTTCTTTGGAGATCGTATGGAACCAGGTGGTAACGATTGGCCACTGGCAGCAAAACTCAATAAACAACGCTGCTATAATGTAAAAGACTGGCGTGACACAATGGAACGATTACAACATTTTCAAGAGGCTAAAATAGCAGCATGATTATCGCAGGATATGGCTTTGTAGGCAAAGCACATGAATTACTTTTTAAAAATCTAAGACGAGAAATAGTTATTTACGATCCTCCTAAAGGTATGGAAGCAGACTTACAAAAAACAAGTGCAGTTGTTGTTTGCGTTCCTACTCCGCAGTCAGAGGATGGTACTTGTGATATGAGTGCTGTGTATGATGTTGTTGGTAAAATTCATGAAACAACACCAGTATTAATCAAAAGTACGATCAGTTTGCAAGGCTGGCAAGAATTAAAAACTAGATTTCCAGAACATCGTTTGTGTTTTAGCCCAGAGTTTTTGCGAGCAGCAAACTTTATGAATGATGTAAAAGACCTAGACAATGTCATACTAAGCGGCGACACAGAATACTGGCGTGATCAATATGCATACAACTGGCCCAACATTAAAATCTATGTTGTAGATCCAGAAGAGGCTATTGCAATCAAATATTTTCGAAATGCATTCCTTGCTACTAAAGTAAGCTTCTTTAATGAAATATATGATTTTTGCAATGCATATGGAATAAACTTTGATCAGGTACAAAAAGGTGTAACAGCAGACAATCGCATAGGCGAAAGTCACAGTTATGTTTGGCCAGAAGAAGGCACACGTGGTTGGGGAGGCTATTGTTTTCCCAAAGACACAAGTGCGCTATTAAAAATGGCAGAAGAAAAAAATTTAAATCTAAATACACTTGAAGCAGCAGTTGAATATAACAAAAAAATACGTTGACAATCAACAACTTAGGCAGTATAATAAGAAACATAGGAGTATAATATGCAAGACATTCTACAAGATATCGTAAGCCACACACATTCGTTGGGCTTTATTACAACGCTGAAAGTTACAGCAGAAACTGAAACACAGATCGAATCAATGGCAGACGATCGCAGTGTTATTATGAGTGCTACAACACATTCTCCGGTTGGTGAATTTGTAGGCACATTTGGTATGCCAGACTTGGGTAAATTGAGTTATCACTTGAAGAATCCAGAGTATAGAGAAAATGCAACTATTGAAGTTGTACAAGCAGAGCGTAACGGAGAAGTTATGCCAACACATATCCACTTTGAGAACCAAGGCGGAGACTTTGAGAATGATTATCGTTTTATGAACAAAGCGATTATTGAAGAAAAACTAAAAAGTGTAAAGTTTAAAGTCAGCACATATGATGTTGAGATTGAACCAAACATGGCAGCAATTGCACGTATGAAACTCATGGCAGGTGCGCATTCAGAAGAAACTGTGTTTCAAGTGAAAACAGAAGATGGTAACTTGAACTTCTACTTTGGCGATGAAGCAACACACGCAGGTTCATTTACTTTTGAACATGGTGTAAGTGGTACACTAACACACACTTGGGCGTGGCCAGTAGCACAAACTATTGCTATCTTGAACTTGGATGGCGATAAAACAATGAGCATTACAGACCAAGGCGCTATGAAGATTAGTGTAGACAGCGGCATGGCAAAATACGACTACATCCTACCAGCGCAACAGAAATAATGAAGACTAACCTAACTGAAACACAAAATGATTATGCTGTATTCTTGCCTAGTATAAGTGGCTTTTATGCTACGTTTGTAGGCAAACAACGTTTTGGCGAATACGTTGATTACACCCGTGTTCCAGCAGGTATTGGCGAAGTAGAAGGTTTAAACTTTTTAAATCCAAACAAAGGAGCGTTCCAATATAAGTGGGCGCTCTATTCTGCAGGACACGCAGAGCTTGATACAAACAAGTTCAGTGAAAAAGAAGATATGTTGCGTAACCGCGACAGAGACAACAGTTGGTTGCTAGGCGACTCGGGTGGATTCCAAATTGCTAAAGGCCTTTGGGAAGGTGACTGGACTGATCCAAATTGTCCAAAGGCTGCCAAAAAGCGTGAACTGGTTGTAAACTGGATGGAAGAATACATGGACTATGGAATGATGTTGGATATTCCAACTTGGACATTCCAAGATCCTAAAGCAGCAAAAGCATCAAACATTCACAGCTATCAAGATGCTGTAGATGCAACACACATCAACGCAAAGTACTACATGGCTAATAGGCGTGGTAACTTCAAGGTGCTAAACGTACTACAAGGTAGCAATCATGCCGATGCAGACAGTTGGTATGAGGAGTTTAAAGACTATTGCGATCCAGCAAAGTATCCAGACACACACTTTAATGGCTGGGCAATGGGTGGCCAGAACATGTGCGATGTTGACTTGATATTGCGTAGACTAGTGCATCAAATACACGATGGATTGTTAGAAGAAGGTGTACACGATGTTATGCACTTCTTGGGTACTAGCAAACTAGAATGGGCTGTACTGCTAACAGATATTCAACGTGCAGTACGGAAGTATCATAACAAAAACTTTATGATAACATACGACTGTGCATCACCTTTCCTCGCTACAGCAAACGGACAGGTGTATCATACTATCCGTATTGAAGATCGTGGCAAGTGGAGTTATATGATGTCACCTGGTGCAGATGATAAAAAATATGCAACCGATTCACGTATGTTTAAAGATGCACTAGAAGCAGACGGCATACTAAAAGCATTTGAAAATTCTCCTATCAGTAAAGAATGTAAAGTCAGTGATATTTGTTATTACAAACCAGGCGACTTGAACAAAATTGGTAAAGAAGGTAAAACATCGTGGGACTCATTCAGTTATGCACTACAAATGGGTCACAATGTTTGGATGCATATTGAAAGCACACAACGTGCAAACGAACGTTATGATGCAGGAGAGTTTCCGTATATGTTGATTGACGAACGTTTTGAACGCATTGAGTTTAAACAAGTAGTTGATGAAATTTTTAGTTTGCGAGACAGACAAAAAAGTTTAGACTTGATTACTAAATATTCCAAATTCTGGATGCAAGTTATTGGAACAAGACTGAATGTTGGCAAAAAGACAGTAAACGCCAGCACAAAGTTTGGAGAATTATTTGAGGAGATCTAAATGTCAAGAGAAAGTTTACAGTCACACTTGGAATCACTTACTGTCAGGCACAGAGATTTAGACAATGAAATACTAGAATTGGAAAGACATTACAGTGTCAACGAAGAAGTACGAAGATTAAAAACTCAAAAACTTTGGCTCAAAGATGAAATTTATCGTATCAAAAAGGATTTGGAAAAGTACTGATGGAATATGATAAAGAACTACATTTAACAAACTTAGAAATGGCATTGGAAGACCTAGATAAAATCATTGACAATATGAAGAAAAACGATTATAGTAAAGATGAGATCAACGAATATGTAAAAAAACGTTGGAATGTTTGGAACGAAATATATCAGGTGAAAAAACAATGAAACGAGATTATGACAGTGGTGTAAATGAAAGTGTAAACTTTTTTATTGGCACAGAAGTAGAACACACTCCAAAGTTTGGAAAGAAAACACTTTTCGTAGTAGGTGTACAAAACTTTGAAGATATTGTAGCACACGCAAACAAAGCAGGTGTAGATCATATTTACTTGGGTGCTAACATGAGTTATACGCCCGATGAGGCTTACGACTCAATGGTGTTTCCACTTTTAAAAGAAGGTTACTGGGTAACATTGGACTTTGATATCAAAGATGTTGAATGGGTATTGGAATCAGGTTACACAGAATACAACCGTTTTATTCCAATGATCTCGGCTAAACTTCCATATATTGATCAACTAGGTTATAATGCTTGCTTGAAAATTGATGATAAAGATTTTGACGCAAGCAATCCTGGTGTGTGGGTACACAGAGTACACGATCTAAAAACAAAAGATTTGTTTACACACTGGGGCAAATATACAACTGATGAAATCATTGGTTGACTAAATGTCACAAGAACGTTATTATGAATATATGAAACGGCGCAACAAAGAAGAGGACGCTAAATTGAGTTTTTCACACAGATTAGAAAATGCAAAACGTAGTATTTGGGTAACTTTTACTAAAGAAGGTATCCACAAGTATCCAGCAGCACTGGAAGATCCAGCACTGGCAACAGGTGACGAGTATGATGTTAGTTTCTTAGGTTATCCACATCGCCATATGTTCCATTTTAAAGTGCAGATTCAAGTTACACACAATGATCGTGACATTGAGTTTATCCAGTTCAAACGTTGGCTAGAAAGTTTGTACGCAGGTGATATTCTGCAACTAGATTACAAGAGCTGTGAAATGATTGCAGATGACTTGTACACACAGATTAACGCAAAGTATCCCGGCCGCTTTGTTGTTATTGATGTCGCCGAAGATGGCGAAAATGGCTGTCAAATTGTATACCCAGCATAAAGGAAGTAGGTATTATGACTATCACTAATCCGGTAGTAAACAAAATTTTTAACGATCTTGAAGAACTGCACGATTTCTGCAGAACTGAAGGTTATCCTTTTAACAAAGCAGATTTGTACAAAAAAGACGCTCGTGTTTGGCAAGCGTTTACAAAGTACAAGAACTGGATCCGTGCGAAGAATCGCAACAAAGGACGTAATAATGCGTAAACTATTTTATATGGGCTTAGAACCATATGAAGGCAGGTACACACTACAGTTAGAAGAATGGTCACGTCGAGCTTTTCAACGACGTGGCATCGACTGGGTAAACGTACCTGGCACAACTATTGACAACACAAAAGCTATTCAAGTAGGTCAAGTATTAGACGCACATGGCCGTTCCTACTTTGCTATGTCGCAAATGATGAACTTGGTACAAATGATGCGTAACGGTGAAGTTACAGGCGAAGATGTTATCTTCTTTGAAGATATGTTTCAACCTGGTATGGAATCGTTGCCCTACATTATGGATCAGATTCCCACTGAACAACGTCCACAGGTTTGGATCCGTTGTTTGGCACAGGCTGTAGATCCAGATGACTTTGTACACGTTTGGGGTATGGGCAAGTGGATGAGTTTGTATGAAGAAATGTGCAACGAGTTTGTTACAGGCGTACTAGCAAGTAACGAAGAAATGGTTGCACATATGAAAATTGCAAACTGGAAAGCGCCTATCTACAACATCAGCGGACTTGCTTTTGATAAAACTGAAGTTGCTCTACGTGTTGGCGAAATTAACACTTGGGAAAAGCGTGATAATCGTGTGGTATTTGCAGCACGTTTTGACCAAGAGAAACAACCAGACTTTTATATGGATATGATTGAAGAATGGTATGGCACACCTGGTACAGCAGACGTAGAGTTTTGTATTGTACAAGGCGGGCCACTACGCAGCAACAATCAAAAGTATATTGACCGTGCTCGTAAAATGGAAGAGCGTGGGCAACTGACGATTTATGAAAACTTGAAAAAGAATCATTACTATGATATTGTAAATCGTAGTAAAGTTTTGTTCAATTGTGCTTTGCAGGATTGGACAAGTAATACTGTGAGTGAAGCAGATGCATTAGGATGCAATGTACTGTTTCCAGCATATCGCAGTTTCCCAGAAATTTTTGCCAATGATCATACACGTATGTATGTTCCTTGGAGTGTTGAAGATGCAATGAACAAACTAGGTCCATTGCTAGATGCACCGCACAAAGATCTGGGCAAGGTGTCGGATTGGACTAGTGCGACCATTGATCGTTATATTGATATTATGCAAGGCGACGGTGAACAATGGCGTAGAGACGATAACCGCTACAGAGATCACGTAGCAAGTAGGAAGTACTAATGAAAGAATATTTTAAATTTGAAGGAACGGCTAAACGCCAAGAGTATTGGGCAGTGATTGTACTATCAATTGTTGCTTATGTAGCAGGATTTATTGTGCTAGAAAGTGGAGCATTAGGTGCATTGATTGCATTGGGTATTTTTGTTGCTGCACTTTGGGCATGTATTGCTGTTACAATCAAGCGTCTGCGTGATGCAGGATTAAACACTTGGTGGACATTGGCTATTCTTATTCCATATCTTGGAACAGTTGCAACTATTGTATTTGGAGTCATTGGAAGTAAAGAATGACGTTTTTAGAGTTTGTAAAAACACATCCTGACTTTTGGAAAAGCGCAGCAACTATGTTAGATGCTGTGCTAACCAATGGCATTGATGATACTTACACTAGAGCAGAAAGAGAGATGATTTTTGCTTATGCTAGTGAAGACAATGACTGCAACTTTTGTGCAGTACATCATAAAGATTTAGCGTATAGTTTAGGCTTCGACGATAGTTTTACAAAAGAGAATTATATCAACGTCGACAGTGCTAAGTTAAACAATATAAAGTTTATTACTGCTGCTGCAAGATTTGTCAATAACATTGTAGAAGATTTTGATATTACAAAAGTCACAGAACAAAACATTACGCTGAAAGATACTCCAGTAAAATACAAAGGATATACTATATGAGAGTATTAGTTACAGGTGCTACAGGTTATATTGGTAGTCATGTTTGCAAATTGTTAAAAGAACATGGACACTATGTAACTGCTTGGGATATCAACATTCACGGAGAATGCAACGATATCATGGCATACTGTGATAACTTTGTTCCACAAGATATAACCAAGTGGTGCTACGGTACATATGATGCAGTGGTGCATTTAGCAGGACGCAGTGTTGTACCCGACAGTTTACGTGAACCAACAGAATATTATCGTGTAAATGTAATGGGTACTGCTAACTTGTTAGATTGTGTTGAAACACCACACATACTGTTTGCAAGTACAAGTAGTGCGTGGGAAATGGCTTCGCCATATGCACGTAGCAAAGTAGCAGCAGAAGATGTAATCAAGGAGAAAGCAGATGGATATACTATCTTTAGATTTTTTAACGTATCTGGTACTGACGGGGTTAATCGTCAATTGGGCGTTCCTACCCATCTTATTCGTGTTGCTGCTATGGTGGCTGCTGAAAAACTACCCAGCCTTGAGATCTTTGGTACGGACTATGCTACTAGGGATGGTACTTGCGTTCGTGATTATATTCATGTTGTTGATTTGGCTAATGCCATTGTCACTGCCGTCGAACGAGGTCCTGCCAACACTGACTATGAATGTCTTGGTAGCAACGTAGGATACAGTGTACGTGAAGTAATCAATACCATGCAGGAAGTCACTGGTAAAAAGTTAAATATCATTGAAGCACCACGTAGAGCTGGAGATGCTGTTGCTAGTGTTGTAGACAATTTAAGCGATTTAGTTACACTTGAAAAAAGCATTGAAGATATGTGCTTGGACCAATATAAATTAGAGGTTGGAAAAAATGGATAAATTAGTAGAATACGGAAGAGAAATTATTACACACCTTGACAACGGTGATTTAATGAGTTGTTACAGTTTGTTTGAAGCTAATGTTAGGCCATTGTTAGATAATCTAGATCCAGAAGACGAGTTGGTAAAATTATGGTTAAAACAGAGAGATAATGTAGATGATGAAGATTGGGCAGCGGTTATCGAATTTAGTGAAACAATTAGGGAAGCGATCGATGCCAAATGAATATATCACAATGTCAGATGAAACTACACTTACAATAAACACAAAAGACATAGATATCAATCATCATTATGGACACACAATTGATATCAGCAATATTACAGGTAGTACAATAGATACAACAATAGACTTTGATCTTTTCACCGATGATGAAATTAGTATTACACTAAACGAACCTGTAGAGTTTGAAGACCATATGCCCGATGTTGCTAAAGTAGAAGACATGTGCAACGACTATCCAGCACTAGCAAAAGCATATGAAAACTTTAAAAGCATATATGCAATGGTGCATCAAGACTGGAAAGGCAGACAAGACGCAGAAAATGAGCCTCCATTTTAACATAGAACCTGTATGGAATATGGAACGCTATCGTGCGTTAGACTACAAACTAGACCATCACAAAGATACAGATTTAATACAAAAGCATTTAGATGCAGGGCATAGTGCAGAGGCTATGACCCTGTATAACTATTTTGAACCAAACCCTATGCCTCCTAGCATAGAATACATTTGCAGTTATTTTCCTCAACTCGAAAACGTTTCAGTTGCAGTAAACTTGTTCAAACCAGGACAATATTTGCCAGTACACACAGATCTATATGGTGCATATAAAAAACATCACGGACTAACCAACGAAACAATTTATAGATATATTGTTATGTTAGAAAATGGTGTTGACGGGCAAATGAGTATTATTGGAGATCAAGTATATACCCTGTGGGAAGCTGGTGATGTATTTGGTTGGAAAGATAGTGAAAAACACACCTTTATAAATTTAAGCACGGAGGATAGATATGCAGTCCAACTCACAGGCGTATAGCCGCTCAGACAGTGCATTAGAAAAAGCTATAGTTTACAAAATTGGAGACAACACTATATATGTAGATAGTTCTTACAATGTAGTACCCGAATTAGAAAGATTTGAAGGATTGTTTGAAGTATATGAACATAGTTTTTTAAAAAATTATCCGTTTAGTTTTATACAAGTATATGATATGGGTAGTATAGATTATTTAGAAGGATTAAAGCTAGGCATAATTGAAAGAAACTATTTAAATATGGAAGGTTTACATATTTTCCTTACAGAACAATTATTCCATACAACCGCACCCAAACAAAGTATGTTATTAGATGGAAAATCAAGATATGAAATATATGATACCGAGGATGACATTTGGTCACCTGAACTTGAAAGTGTAGAAAGATTTGTTAAACTAAATAAATTAGAAAATGTTACTGTGTATGTTAGTTTTGAAGATCCTACAAATGTTTATAAAGACACTTATAGTTTCAAAATACAAAGACACGATGCTACTCTAAATGCGTTATCAAATAGATATAAACCATTAGAAAGAAAATTTTTAGGTGCCCTAATTGATACAAAATTTTGGTGTGGCAATTGGCGGTATGAAACGCACAGACATATTGTAACTGCGTTTGCAAGTAAACTAGATACTTTATACAGTTGGCATTATACAGATACTGAACATCGTGTTTTGGAAAACTTATGGTTCAACATAAATGATTTTAAATATAAACACGAAGTAGTCGAAGGTATATATCATTTAAACGAAAACTGTAAATCAATTGATTTGAATACCAGTTCTGTAGAAATCAGCGGAGATATTACTGACAAAATGATAAGACCAAATGGTGCAAAGTTATCCGGACCTACTTTAGATGAATATACAAATAAAGAATTATACGCTAACACATTTTGCAGTATTATAAATTTTTCTAGTTTTAATGAACCATTTCCCTATTATGACGAAAAAATACTAAGTGCTATGATAAACCAAAGACCATTTGTTTGTTTTGGCCCTCCAGGTAGTTTAGAACTTATGCGTCAAGATGGATTTAAAACTTTTGGTGATTTTTGGGATGAAAGTTATGACGATGAGTGGGATCATACTAAAAGATTAGAAAAACTTTTTGATTTATTATTGGAAATTGATTCTTGGAGTATAGAACAATGTCAAAAGAAATATGTTAAAATGCTGGACGTAATAAATCATAATTATATGTGGTTAAAAGATATGGATATTCAACATGAGATGCGCCGCTCTTTATAATCACACCAACATACGTGGTGGTAACCGTATATACCCTTGCTGTCGTTACAAAGAGAGTGTGATGCACTTCGATGGTAATGTTGGTAAAATTATGGATAGTTATATCTATAAAAAACTACGTACCGACATGGAAACTGATTGGTTGCCAGGCTGCGGTAAATGCAAATATGAAGAAGAACTTGGTGTAGAAAGTTTAAGGCAACGTTTCAATGCACGATATCAAATGACACATCCTACACTGGATTATCTAGAAGTAGGGTTTGACAACATATGCGATCTAACCTGTGATGGCTGTTGGGAAGAATGGAGCAGCAGTTGGTGGGTAAAAAAGAATCCACACTTACCTCCTAAACAAGGAATAACAAGCACGGAAGAATTTACACACATACCCGACACTATAAACCGTGTGGTGTTTTTAGGTGGCGAACCACTTATGACAAATAGACACAGACGTTTTTTACAAACATTTGACAATTTAGAAAATCTATCTGTGGAATATTTTACAAACGGTATGCACAAGTTGCAGGAAGAAGATTATCAAGTATTGAGCAAATGCAAACACGTACACTTTACAATTAGCATTGACGGAGTAGGTGCCCTCAATGAAACTGTACGCAGTGGTAGTGTTTGGAGTAGAGTTGTAAAAACATTAGATGAGATTGCCGATGTATTTGATTATACAATACACACTGTGGTACACAAAAACAATTGGCAAGGGTTACCAGAACTTGCAGAATTTACAAAAAACTATGCAAAATGGACAACAAATGTCTTGACATTTCCAAAAGAACTGGATATAATAAACTTAGAGCAGTGTGACAAAACAAAACTAGAAAAAATATTGGATACATATGATATACCAAACAGGCAATATATAAAGGCACACTTACAAGGAGA